GGTCGTGAGCAAATTGTCGGTTGGTATAAACAAGATAATGGGCGGTACTAAAATGGGAAAATACGAAAAAGCTCCGAAAGCCTTATAAATAAAGAGATTGAAGCTAAAAAAGGCAAAAAAGCGGACAAAACGAAATGTACAATAACTACCATTTAATTACCGAGTAATTGCCCAATAACTACCAATTAAATAACCCTAATTACCTACATAGGGTATAAAGATACCTATTAATTACCCAAACCCAATAAAATAGCCCCTTTGAGGGCTTTTTTTATACCATGAAATAGCCTTTAAAGTCCATTGAAAGTCCATATAAAGCACCCCGAAAATGAGGGTGAGAAGTACCCCTGAAAAAACCTCATTTTTTAGTTAGGGGGACACTTAGGGGGACACTTAGGGAGACAAAAAAGCACCTAAAAACAGAGAGTAAAAACCCCTATACTTATACCCACATGCAAGCAATACCCCTTTTTTATAGAGTGGAGGGGGGTGTATTGTAGGGGATTTTATACTATATTTATATATAACTTATTGATACACAATGTATAATATAGTTTTTAGGGCAAAAATAGGGTGTTTTCCCTATTATAATTTCTTTCGGAACATATAATTGTACAACTTTTGGAGCTGGTCATCGTCCAAATTTTTCAAAGAAAGCAAAGTATTATCAAGTACGAGTACTCGTGTTGTGTAGATTAAAAGGGCTTCCTTATCCATTCCCATTTGCCTGCCTCTTGCATTTATTGCCTTGTAATGAGCTTTTCTCCATTCCTCTGGGTCACTCTCCTTAAGTACTTTCCTACTTGCCGCAATCTCTTTTTGTAACCACTTCATAGCTTCCTCAAACTTTTCTTTTGGTAATAGTTCGTACTTAGTTACGCCAAACTTCTTGTAGAATTTTCCGTATTGCTTTTTAATGAGAGACCTTTTGTTACCTCCATTAGAAGCAAGTATCATACCAGATTCTACAATTTTTTCCCTTACTTGTAGGGCTTGGGAATCTGTAATATGCTGTTCAGGATCGTGAACTACCTCCATTGTGATTTTAAGCTCTCCCGTATGAATAATAGGCGCATTGTTATTGGCTACCTGAATGTTATTGTTTCCTTTGATATTTTGTCTTATCATATAGAATTTAGTTTTTCTATTACATTAATTAACTTACTGATTTGCTTGTCCTTTTCCTCTAATTTCTTTTCGTATTCGGCAATACGCTTTTTTAACTCCTTGATAGTAACCTTATATTCACTATTATCGGAATGCCCAAGTGTATCTTTTCCCGACATAGTATTATTATTCCCCTCGATAGTTTGGTTTATGGAATGTTTTTGCTCTTCTTTAAGCATACTTTCCCTACCCGTAAGAAGCCAATTGGCATTTATATCGGGAAATTCTGCTAAAATTTTAGCGATAACATCTCCTCCTACTTCACTACAAAGTGCATTTCCTCTAAAATTAGAGGAGGCTAATCCCAAAATTTTGAAAAATTTTGTTCTCTCAACTTCCTTAAAATCAATTATTTGAAGTATTCTCTGCTTAATAGGTGCTAAAATTTTATCCATATATCTTGTTTATGTCAAAATTTTGACGTACTTTTGTGCCGTTAATTTAAAGTGCAAAAGTAATGAAAAAAATACGAATTGTAGCAGAAATGAAAAAACAAATTGCAAAAGAATTAGGGGTGTCCATTCAAACCGTAGAAACAAGCCTCTCTTACTTCTATGATTCTCCTACTTCGAGGGAGGTTAGGAAAAAGGCAAAGGAACTCTTATTACAAGAGGCAAGTAAAGTAAAAATTGAGATTAACACTAATGTAAATGATTAATTATGAATGAATTAATTAAAATCACAGAACAAAAAGGCATTCAATTAGTAGATGCTCGTGAACTTCATAGAAAGTTGAAAGTTCAAACAAAATTTACAAACTGGTTTCCTCGTAGAGTTGAGGAGTACAAATTTGACGAAGGAAAGGATTATTTCACTGAAAATCAACTTTTACCCAAAAATGGGCAAAAGGTATTCCATAGACCACGAACCGAGTATTTCCTCACTATAGATATGGCTAAGGAAATAGCAATGGTGGAAAGAACAGAAGTAGGTAAGATGATACGAAACTACTTTATTGAAATGGAGAAAATCGCCCTACAAACGATTATCAAAATGCCTAAGTCTCTTAATGTGTATGGAATGGAAGCCCTGCCATATGTGGAGTGGTTGCTACTACATAACTATTCGGTAACCAGTGGGCAGTATCACGCTCGCATTCGCAAGCACCCTCAACACTTTTACAAGGCGAGTACGGGTAAGTGGTATATCAATAAGGCGTTCGCCGAGCAACTGCTAACCATAAGGCAAGGAATGCAGGCGTTAAAAGAAGTCAAGGGCTTGCCGCAAGTGCATCAGGTAACACTCTTTGAAGTGATTGCAGAAGTAGAAGGGCAGATAGCACCTGCAGGCAAATAATTAATCAAAAAAGATAGAATATGAGAAAGTTAATACAAAAATGGATTAAAAAGCAGGTGATACACCATATCAATAGAGATTGGAGCCACCAAGTTATAGAGACAAAAGAAACCTTCTTCGGGATATTAGTCAGAAGGGAATTGAGAACAGAGTTAATGTAAAGATGTTATGGAAACAAAGAAAAACAACGGCGTACGCTTTTCTGCTGATGTAAAGATAAGCGAAAAGGGAATTGGCAAGGACGTAAATATTGATATTCGCTACATAGACCTTACCAATCCACAAGAGTGGGAACAACTACAGCAATGGCTTAGAAAGTTAAGACGTACTCTTGAGGTAGCTTTTGGTAATGAGGAAACATTGGATTGGTTTTGCAATAGTGAGCATGAGCCAAGACGTAGTTGGGATATGCAAAACAATCTAATTAGTCACGCAGATTGTTCTGCTTCTCAAAGTTCCTCAACCTACATTGAAGGTCAAACAATTCAGAAGACAATCTATAAGGGTGATAGAGTACGTCGTCGCCTTGTAAATCGTATATTTTCTGGTGAGATTCACGGAGATGAGCATGCCGAAAGTCCTTCCAAAGATTAGATAACTCATCCTTTGTTAGGAGGCGGGCAGCAAGTTTAAAAATAGTTTCCTCAAGTGTTTTGAGCCATACCTCATTAAGGGCATTTTGAAAAAACAAATCGTCCAATTTGTTCTGAATTTCTTTTATTTCATTATTCATAAATATATATTTTGTTTGAGGCTACAAAGGTAGCAAATTTTTCCCTAAGTCAGTAGGACTGACAGCCGAAAGGTTGGCGAAGCGAAATCGCATTAGGGAGCCAATTAAGTGAAGAGTGAAAAGTGAAGAGTGAAAAGTAAAAAATACACAAATGTACGCATATAAAGACAACATATTATCCATACCTGCACGGCTCCTATACGATGATTGGGGACTGATGAGCTATGACTACTACAAGAAACTATGTAGCCGTGGTAAGCTCATCAATACCCAACCAGGGAAAGGATTAGGTAATGAAGCGTGGGTATCCTTCCACGAATTGCCTGTGGTGAAAGGGGTTAATATTAAGGAATTTTGTGTGAGAATGTTGGGTAAGCCCGAAGATAGTAAGATCTTACAGAATGACCTCGAACCTCTCTTGGTGCCCGACTTGGAGGCTATTAACTTCTTTTCAGGTCACAGAAAACCTAATGGAAAGCCTCTAAAGATAGAAGAGCAAAGAGAAAAAGCTACCTCAGCTATGATTCTAAAAGCCATTGAAAGCCTCTTTAAAGGGCGTATCAAAAACCCTCTTTATAAGGGGAAAAAAGTGGAGATATGGAAAAATATTAGCGAGGCAGTCAATACCCTTAACCCCGAACGCTGGCACTTTGACCTGCCGAATAACCCAAGAAGTTTGCAACGCAAATATAACCAGTATCTCAGTGAGGGCTACTATGCTTTCATTCATAAGGGCGAGGGATCTGGAAATGCTAAAGTAGTAACGGAAGTAATGGAAAGGCTCTTTATTTCTATCTGTTGTATGCCTAACAAACCCTATATGAGTTCGGTGTATGATATTTATCGGCAGTTCCTTTATGGCGAGATAGAAATCTTTGACAAAGCCACAGGTGAACTCTTCAATGTGGAGCAGGACTTTTGCGACGAACACGGGAATATCTTAGAAGTATCTGAAAGCACCGTAAAGCTATGGCTAAACAAGCCCGAAAATCAGTTGGTTATCAAAAAAGCCCGCAATGGAGAATATGACTTTAGCCACAAGGAACGCCCACACGTTAATCGCCACGCACCGCTTTACTCTATGAGTAAGATTACACTGGATGACCGCGACCTAATGCATACCAAATTACCTAATGGAGATAAAGTAATGGCCTACTATGCTTATGATGTGATGAGTACAGCTTTGATTGGTATTGCACACAGTAAAAAGAAAGACAACGAATTATTCTTGGACTGCTTCCGCTCTATGTTTCGCTTTACGGCTCAATATGGATTGGGTACCCCAATGCAGATAGAAGTAGAGCGACACCTTACAGGCGAACACGTGGAGGGCTTACTCAAAGCCAATAACATTTTCCCATTCGTGCGCTTCTGTAACCCGACCAACTCGCAGGAGAAGTACGCCGAGACGATGATACGAGGTAAGAAGTACGGGATAGAGAAAGACAGACACCAAAACGTAGGGCGACACTATGCAAAATTGGACAGCAACCGAGTAACTACCCCAAAGATATTTGACGAGTTCAACGATAACTACAAGGAGGCTAAGGCTACCTACGAAGAGATAGTAGCCTCGGAAATGGAAGAGCAAACCCTCTATAACAATCAGCCACACCCCGACCAAGAGCGGTTCCCTGGGAAGACACGTTTGCAAGTATTTTTAGAGAATGTAAATCCAAACTTGCCGAAACTCAACCGAGCTCTCTTGGCGCAATATATAGGCAGATGTGTGCCTACTACCATACGCAGGAACCAATATGTAACCGTACAATATCAAAAGTACCAACTGCCCAACCCACAAGTCATTTCCCTGCTTTCCTCCTACGAGGTGCAGGCCTATTACTTACCCAATGAAGAGGGTGTAGAGGAAGTGTATTTGTACCAAGAAAACCAATTCCTCTGTGAGTGTAAGCGCCTTAAGAGCTTCAACAGAGCCAATGCTGAATGGACAGAAGAGGACAAGGAGATATACCAAGAGCAAATGCATTACATTAAGCAGTTTGACCAATATACCAAAGAAAAAACCGCTGAAAAGCTCTCAAAGGTAGGCACACTTTCAGTAGAGAAAAAGACACAAAAAGTAGCCGCTTCTGCCCCTGTAGTAGCTTATGAAGAGGAGAAAACTACTAACTACAAAGAGTATCAGAAAACTAAAACAGAAATGATAAATAAAGCCTTATTAGACCTATGATCACAACAGCATTAAAAGAGAAAATCATTTTGGCGATTGCCGAAAATAGAAAGAATTACCAATCCGACAGCAAGCACGCACAGAGCTTAGGGATTAACACAGCGCAGTACAGCCGTATCAAGAAAGGCGAATTAGAAGGAGTGCTTAGCGATGCCAATTGGGTCAGCATAGCCCGCAGGCTCCAAGTACAACTCAAGGACGAACGCCCTTGGGTTACTGTAGAAACAGAGACCTTCCAATACATCTACCTACAACTTTCGGCCTGCCAAGCTCGCTCCATTTCGGCTATCCTATGTGATAGAGCGGGAATAGGCAAAACGCATACGGCAAAGGTATATGTCAGTAAGAACAAGAATGCAGTATATATAGACTGTTCACAGGTGAAGACCAAACAGAAGCTCATTCGCAAGATCGCCCAAGAGTTTGGGATTGCTCATACGGGGCGCTATGCCGATGTATATGAGGACTTGGTATTCTATGTAAAACAATTGGAAAACCCGCTTATCATCTTGGATGAGGCGGGAGACTTGGAGTATCACGCTTTCCTTGAACTCAAAAGCCTATGGAATGCTACCGAGTACGCTTGTGGTTGGTATATGATGGGTGCCGACGGATTACAATCAAAAATAGAACGCAACAAGGACATCAAAAAAGTAGGGTATGCAGAGATATTTGACCGCTACGGCTCGAAATATAGCCGTGTAAGTCCTGCCCAAGACAACGAAGCAATTACGGCTTTCCTCTTGGGACAAATAGCCCAGATAGGCGAAGCAAACGGCTCTACCTTTACTCCTGAACAGCTCTTTGCCCGTACTAAGGGAAGCCTTAGAAAAGTACGTACAGAAATAGAAAAAGTGCGAGCCGCAGAGGCGATTAATAACTAATAACTAATGATAGATAACAAAGTAACGATACCAAGGGCTTACACCTATGAGGACTTGGCGAGAAAGAAATATAAGACTTTGCCTCTGAAAGGGGGATGGAAAGAACACTTAGGAGAGATAGAGCGAGCGGGAAGTATCCTTATCTATGGGGATTCGGGACATGGAAAGACTACCTATGCGCTGCAATTGATGAAGGAATTATGCCAGGGAGAAAAGGTATTATACAATTCCTTAGAGGAATGTGGGAGCCTTTCGCTACTTACTAACTTGGAGCGTACAGGGCTTAAACAGTACAAAAATAGATATTTGGTGTGTGGAGAGCCTTTGGACAAGCTTATACAACGCCTTAGTCGCCCACAACAACCTAAGATAGTCTTTATAGACAGCGTGCAGGCTTGTTTTAGAGGGCAAAAAGCAACAGCCTATCATAATCTTATCCTGCAATTTCCTCAAACTCTATTTATAGGGATCTCACAAATGAGTAAGGGAATGCCCAAAGGAGCTGTAGCGGAGGAGTTTTACTGGTTTTGCCAAGATAGAATCTTAGTAAAGGACTTCAAGGCCTATATAGACAAGACACGAACAGGGGGGAACGAGTTGGAACCCTACATTATCTCCGAAATCAAAGCAGGGGAAAGAGAGTTAAAAATGATTAGATAATAAAATATGGGAACTATAGAGAAACAAAAGACATTTAGGCATTGCCTGCTGTACTACTTAGATTGCAGTTATAGGCAATATGAAGCACTCAGACATGTATATTTTCTTGCATGGTGCCAAAAAGTGAACGAGCAAAAACGAATAGTAAGGAGGTTAGAGGACCTAACAAATAATGACTATCTCAATAATTGGTATGATGATCAGTGGCACTACTTGGTAGAGTGTAGTATAGAGCGATATTATGGCAAGGCACTCAGAGAGGGGGTCTTTGACAAGGCAGATGTAGAGCTAATGATAATGCTCTCAGCAGAGGACATTAACCATGTATATCCGAAGATTCTGTTGCAATTGATAAGTAAGTCACGAGCAAGTATATAAGTAATAGTATAGATAATAATAGTACAATGAAACAGCTATATACGGAAGTGCTAAGGCTTGACAACTTCTTACAAGCCTTGACAGCAGAAGAGCGTACCATGATACACCAGTATCATGCGGGCTATAGGAAAAGTGTACCAATAGTGGTACTGACCATCTACGAATGGATACGTGAAAATAACTGGGAATCTCCATACATAAGATACGATCAGGACAGGGTGCTGATGTGGTACAACGAAGACAAAAAGGGATGGGAACCAGTAGAGACAAACAAATTATATAAGGCAAAAGTGGAATGATAATTTTTAAACAGATAAAAAATGAAAATTATTAAAGATTTAAGCGTAACAGTAACCTACACAGTAGGTATTGGGGATGTAGAAGTCCCCGATAAGGTTTTTGAGCAATTAGATAAAATGGCAAAATATGGAATTACTATTGGACTTGGCGACTCTGATGAGTATGAAGAAGTTTTTGGATGGCTAATAGACAACATAAGGGAAGATGATGCCATGGATTGGGAATATGAGGTAGAAATAGACGAATAATAACAATTAAAAAAGATAATAAAATGAGTGTAGATTTATCACAGATGAGTGCAGAGGACTTAAAGAAGTTACAAGAGCAACTCAAAGAGAAGCAAAGAGCAGAGAAATTAGCCAAACAACAGAGCAGACAGACACTTTTGGAGCTTGAAGCAGAATTGGTAGATGATAACATTGGGTTCTGCCTTTCTCAACGGGAGGATGTAGAGGATTTGGTAGCGAAACTCTTCCAAGAGGCGAAGACTATCATAGCTCTCCGTGCCGAGCTATACGGCACTCAGAAAGAGGAACAGGATTCGCATACCTTTACCAAAGCAGATGGGTCGGCGAGTATCCGTATAGGTTGGAATGTACGCCCCGCCTTTAATGGTACAGAGAGCGAAGGACTTAAGAAGATAAAAACCTATATGTCGTCCTTGGCGGGAGATACTGAAAAAGAAAAACTCCTATTGGAGTTCCTTAATACAGCATTAAGGACAGATGCACAAGGGAACCTAAACCCACGAGAGGTGCGCAAGTTAGGCACGCTAAGGCAAAAGGCTAACAGTGCCCTCTTTGATGAGGGTATGGAGATCATAGAGAACGCCATCGTAGATATACGTACGAGTATGTATATACGTGGGTATAAGTTGGTCAAATTTGAGAATGGTATAGAAAAAAGAGTAAACTTCAACTTCTCTATTGATTAGTGGTAAGCCACTGCGGACGATTATTAGATACCCTGACCTTAGCGTGTCGTTGGTATTAAGGGGACGCCCATAAGAGACCCCCTAAGGCAGGGTTTTAAATAACCTTTAAAAACGATTTAAAATGAAAGAAAAACCAACACATTACTATTGCTTTTTTGGCAATGGCACACAAACAAAAAATAAGTTACAAGCTGAATTTTCCGAATTTCTAAGAGGAATGGAAGGAGAATTATATCAAGCCGCTAATTTAGATGTAATAAAGAGATACATCATTGAAAAAGCCAAAGAGTTAAACAAAAAGTACCCCCGATGTAAGGCTTTAGAAGTTTCTTTTAAACAATACTCAAAAGAGAATTACATTCACTATCTATGTGGTATTGAGTTTAATGCATTTCGACTAATTCCTGCTTATCTTATTGAACTTGAAAACGATTTAAAATGATTAGCACACGACAACTAAAGATCCTGCAAAGTCTCTTAAATAAGAGGTTTGGGGATAGAGAGGAACGAATGGCATTCTTATCGGGGTTTGTAGGAAGGGAGCTTGCTACAAGCAAAGAGCTGAAAGAGATAGAAGCCTTTGAAATATTAGACTACTTAGGCTATAACTATAGCTTTGCAGCACATTTCGACAGCCATAACGCACAACACCTTAGCTTGTTGGCTAAGTGCCATGAACTGGGTTGGGTACAGCCGAATAACCCAAGAATCCCAAACCTTCAGCAATTGGGTAAGTGGTTACTCTCTAAGAGGTGCCCTGTACAAAAGCCATTAATGGAAATGACTACTAAGGAAGTCAGTAAGGTAATAGGAGCCTTGGAGAAGATAATTGAAAAACGATATGAAAAGAAGAAGTGAGAAACTACAAGTGACCGGTAACAAATGCCCACACACGCACCAAGTATTACGCACGATAGGAGGGTATTGTACCGTAGAGATAACTGCTGTATTTTGTGCCGATTGTGGGAGACAACTAACAAAGACAAAAGTAGAAGTATAGATATGAAAATAGAACAATATCCGAATTGGTTGGTTCCAATAGGAATCGCGAAGAAACTTAAAAGAATAGGCTTTGATATGCCCTGCGAATTTTCCTTACCTTTACACCTATATGGGGATTTTGATATAAGGGAATTAGAGTTTGACTTTGAAAAAGATAACCACAATGACTATATAGATAAATTATCTATACCTACTTGGACACAAGTCTTTGAGTGGTTTAGGGGAAATGGGTACATTCTCTGTGTAATTGAATCTACTATTGATGTTGAGGCATATTTTTATAATCCAAAATTCTTTTTTACAAGTATCCACATCAATTGTAAAACCTATGAAGAAACTCGTGAAAAGTTAGTGAATAAATTAATTGAGATTTATGAAAATAACAAATAATTACCCTAATTGGCTTGTTCCTTTATATATAGCTAAAGAACTCAAAGAAATAGGTTTTGATGAGCCTTGTTTGGTCGTTTACCATGAAGTTTTTGACGAAGAAATGATATTCATCTCATTTGACGATTCTTACTATTATTATGCAGATCTCTCAAATTGTAGTCAAAGAACAAATTCTGAAATGGGAAAAGATATCTTAGAAGTAGGTAAACACTATTCTTACGCTTGCTCACTCCCCACTTGGGAACAAGCCCTCGCTTGGTTCAGAGAAAAAGGCTACTATGGCAACATAGAAGCCACCAGTAAAGGTACTTCTGCCTATATCTTCTTTCCGGAATTAGATAATGGAGAATTTTGGGAGTTCGCCTATGAAGAAACCTATGAAAAAGCCCGTGAATTACTTTTACTTAAACTAATAGACCTTTATAAAACAGCAAATCAATGACAACCTACACCGTAACCCTACACCGTACCCATACCCTCCTAAAGCTCACCTACAAAAAAGGTGAGCTTTGCAAAATAGAAATCAAAAGCGGAGGGCTCAACAGCCAGCAATACCAACAACTTGGAGCTATCCTCCCTCCACAAGAGGAAGATATAGAACGCTACCAAGAACAATGGAACGGCGGCGTTTCTTATCGTGAGGATGTGTCCGAACCTTTAAGTCTTTATGGGAAGTTCTTAGACGAGTGGTTTGCCTTTTACAAACGCCTATACGGCTTCCCTCCTAAGTTCACTGGTGCTGATGGCAAAGCCCTCAAGCAAATCATTAGTTACCTGCAACAAGTTTCCAATGATGCTGAAGCCCTTGCCACGTGGCAGTATCTACTTGGCAATTGGCAAAAGATGGACGAGTTCCATCAAAGGAATACGGACTTAAAGTATATAAATTCACAACTTAACAAGATATTACAAAATGCAAAACGAGGTAATAGTAAGGCCAAGCGAACAGTTAGCGACGATTTCAAACAAAAGATTTTTAGAGGTCTATTCACCGAATAACTGCCTTATGCATAGCTCGTCGCTCAAGGGAGTGAGTGATGCCTTGAGTAGACAGACCCTCAGCCTGGTGCAAATCAAAAAAGGCAAAGGAGAACAATTCCTAAGAAGTTATATTAGTATGTGGCTTATCTACCTCAATGAGGTACTAAACCTTAATAATCCCCTTACGGAGGCACAAATAGAGTTATGTGCCGAGCAGATCATGGCAGATTATCATCACCTGAAGATATCGGAGCTTTCGCTTATTTTCAAGCGGATTGTATCGGGGGAGTGTGGCGAGTTATACGAGCGTATCAGTATGCCTAAGATAATGAATATCTTCCGGAAGTATGACCAGGAGCGCACCGAAGTAGTGGTTACTCAAAACCAACAAGCCCACGAACAATTCCGTTACCAAGAGAATCGCACGGAGAGTTATGACGATGATCTGGAGAGGCTTTGTAAAAAGATGAGGAAGTTTTGATGTGTCATTTTTATATTTTAATTAGAGAACACCCGCTAAAATCCAATTTGGAAATAAGCGGGTGTTTTTTTAATTTTGCAGGCGAAAACCTAATATCATGCAAACCTATACTATACAGCGAAAAGAACGTCTAAAGCGTCGTAATGAGAGTGTTCGCAAGCTCTTTGAGACTCTTAGTCAGCGTTATCCTCAATGGCGGGCGGAAGCTATTATTGCAGAAGTAGCCACACAGATGTATCTTTCTCCAAGGACTATAGAGGCTATTGTCTTCTATGAGGGAATCTATGCAGAAAAATAATTGAAAAAAGTTTTGGTAGTTTAAAAAATAGTTGTACTTTTGCAGTGCAATTCTGCGGATTTGCGATACCTTTGGGGCAATCATTATGAGAAATGATTGCCCCTTAGTGTTTTTAAAAGATACGCTCTAAAGTACCATTCCTCAATACCCACACTTCACTAATTATTTGCCCTGATTTTATACGCTCTTCGATTGTTCGTATAACAGAATCATAATCACAAGGGGTATAATCTATAACTACCTTATCAGACTGTTTTATACCTTTACCTAACATATGGGTAGCCTTTTTAAAGGCTTCTTTAAAGGAAAGCGTATTTGCATCGCCTAAAAATCCTTCGTGCTCATAGAACTTATTTCCTACTTTAAAGTCGGGACATTTACCCCAATAAGGGGTTCCTTGCAAATCGGCATAAAGTTGCTGATAGAGCTCATTTCGTAGAGGTGAATTAAATCTTGGTAGTATGATTGTTTCTTTTCCCTGCTTAGCGAAAAATTCGCAACAGTTATATACACGTTCATAGTCTGACCCCTCCGTATTTACAAGGTTAGAAATAGTAATCTTTCCTCCATTAGGATATTCTTTTACCACCTTCTCAATATAGTGTTCTCCGAGCTTTTCCAATCGTTTTTCCACTTGCTTTTCTACCTCTTTAATGGCTTTTTCACTCATTCCTTTGGCATAAGGTATTACGGGAAATATCTCCCCCGAAAGAGCGGGATTATTGTCAAAGGCTTCTTTTATGGGTACCTCTTCTGTACGAACGCCCTCGGTTATAGGATTGGCAGTAGGCTCTACATAGCAACGACAGCCCCAATCATTAGGGGGTAGGTGTGTTTTCCAAAAGGAATGTTCTACGGGTAGCGTAAGTCCGTCCCAGGCACGGTGTGTTTCACGAGTTCGCTCATCGTGTACCGCGTGATAAGTAAGGTTAGGGTATATGCGCTTATTGGCTATATACTCCTCGTACTTTTGTGCAGAGAGGGCATTAGCTACTGTTTGGTTGTACTCGGTTTGTAGCCAACGCTTGTTGTAAAGCATGTCGAGCTTTTCAGCTTCCTTTTTAAATTCATTCCATGGGAGTACACGCCCGTCTTTGGTAAGGGCCTGCTCTATCTGTTGCTTGAAGCTCGTTTCTTTGAAAGCTGAGAAGGTAGCTATATTGTGCTTGAGGCTACTAACCAAATCGGGGTTTGCTTGTTCTATGTTTGGGCTATAACCTACTTCTACCGCTTTAGAGAGGTGTCTATAATAATACCTCCATAGCTTTTCCGATAGGGGTTCGCTAACACTCCTTTCTTGGAAAACCATACGAATATACTCCTCAATAAGCCTACTCAAGTCGTTGTCTTCCTTGCTGAGCTTTATAGGCTCGTGCTTGGGGCAACAATGGGTGTGATAGTGTAACTTGAGTAGGCTTAGGCTTTTTTTGACTCACCCTCACTACTTCCGACAAAGGTAGAGGTAGGCATACCTTCTATTTCTACTCCATAAGTACGCTCTATATAGTCTTGGGTAAGGATATAGCCACGCCCTAAGAGTACGCCATCTATACTGATTTGCTTGTTAGGGTCTGTAGTTTTCTCTACTGCTATTTTGGCATTGTTGGGGATAGGATAACCTATGGCACGCATAGCGGGCAAAAGTTGGTTATTGAGGAAAGCCAACATCTTCTTTTCGTCGGCATATACTACCTCTTCCAGTGTGTTTTCGTGTACTGTGCCTTGAGCCTTGCTACTACCGTTTTCGGTAGTCATTGTTTGGTGAAGCACGAGTTTGGAGAGTTCTTTATCCAACGCTTCAATCTTGCGGTAGAACACTTGGAAAGCATCGGCTTTGCTGTTCTCCTTAATATCTACTTCTGTACCAATAGGAAAAACGCCATACGAAGCCGAGCCCATTTCCTCCAACCACTGGGCAACTTCCTCTTTCACACTATCACTTTGTGAGGCGATTTTGGCAATACGGATAGGTATACCGAATAGCTCCTCGAACTCGTCCCAACTGCCCCATGAATGGCGCTTGAGGATAGCATAAGGAGTCGCTTTTTCGAGTAACCCCGAATGCTTGTAGAATCGTGCTACTAATACTACCTCTTGTACATCGCGTAGGTCTATGCCAGTGGTTGCATCGTAGTCTTTGAGCAGTGCGTGCTTTTCGGGGATTACCAAGCCTCTATCAATAAGCTCTACGGCTTTGATTTCACCCTTGGTTACCTCTTTGAGCCATATAGGTGAATGCCCGTGATAGATGCTTTGGTGAGCGAACTCGATCACGTCCTCAAACCATTGTTTATCCTTGATATACTCGGTTAGGGCATCGTCTTTAATCTCATCGATGGCGATAATATAGTCCTTATTCGTAGTTCGCAGAGTACGGTTTTCGGTGATACCAGTAAGGTGTCCGTCGAGGAGTACATCCTGGTATACCTCCTCCAGAGGGTAAGTACGAGGGTATTCCACACTATAGCGGGCATAACGTGCCGAGTGCCAATGGTTAAGCTCGGTACGCCATAGCCTGCGTTGTCTTTTGATGATGTCCACCATTAGATTGGTTACCTGCTGAATGTTTTGGGCCGTATTTTTGCCCAAATGTACCTTTTTATTAAGTGCATTACCACTAAGGGTGACACTCTTTTCTATACGTTGTTTATGAGGTTGCTTTGCCATTATTGTAGTTGATTGAATAAACGGTCTATTTCCTTTTTGATATTGTTGAATAAGGTTTTGGAGTCGCCTATAAATTGACGTTTAGGCATACTTTTTAGGCCCTCGTTGTGTCTTAGAGCATACTCCTTATGGGTGTAGAAGGTAACTTGCATTTTCTCTACGCGCGCCATAAATGAGTGTCGTAACTTGTTGCCTCCTGAATTGTATCCTGTAAGGATAGCACGCCCTTGGTTACGCTTGCCAAAGGGGGTAAGGGTGCCTTTTTTGCCTACTCTATCGGTGCGGTAGCGGGTAAGGTCTCGCCCACGTGTATCAGTAGTTTTGCGAGGTTGCCACTTTTGTAGTCCACCATCGTTAAAGCCTTCGTCTTGGAAGTTCTGTTGAATAAACTTGAGACCCTCTGTTTTAAGGACAATAGGGATATCCTCTTTCACTAATCGTGCGAGGGCTTCAAGGTTTTTGCGGAGTTCTTGTAAGTTGTTGTTAGGCATAGTCTGTTTGTTTTAACTGCCTGCGGTGGCTCACCGCTACCAGTGGTTTTTATAGGTTTTGCGACTACCGAGCTTCATAAAAGGCGTAGGCGTATCGGGGGTGCCGTCGCCATTGGTATCTTTGAGGCGCTTCGGTAGGGCGACTTCTATTTCTCCTTTGGCTATCTTTTCAAGCCATAGCATAGCCTCATTATAGCGAAGCTTTGCTACCTCGTTAAGGGTTTTGGTGCGCCTGATGTAGATTTCGTGGATAACAATATCTTTGAGGTACTTCAGTAGTATCTTACTGCGCTCATCACCCTCTTTGGTAAAGATAGCTTCAGTATCGTAATACTTGTACAAGTACGAAGCCATTAGGTCTATGCTTTCGGCAATGATTTCGGTTACTATCTGCTCATCACCTTGGGTGATAAGGTCTATTACCTCCTTAGTGGCTACGGTTTTGAGTTCTTCTTTGGTTAAATACACGTTACTAATGATTAATGATTAATGGTTAATGGTTAAAGATTAATTGCTTGCGATTTGCAATCTTCTACCCGTATAGGGGTAGGGTGTTTGCCTATAAATGCGAGTGGTGAAGGTAATGCGATAGCTCATAATGCCGTCATCACTTAGGCGTAGTTCCTCCTCTCGCACCTGCTGTACGGGTTTGAACTGATCGCCTTGCAGGAATTGTATGGTATCGGTGATTTTGTCCAATATATCCAATTCCATAAGTCCCTCTTCGGCATCAGCAGTGCCTAAATGCTGGTCAGTCCAGCCGTCTTTACAATAGAAGTCGATATGAAACTCACATTCGCCTTCTTGCAGGTGCTGTGTCATCGTCTCGTAGGCGATAGGCATTACCTGAATGAGACAAGCCGTCCATATTTCGGGGTATCCGTTTTCGGGGTTGTCAAACTGACCGCGTTGTAGGTCTATCAGCTCAATGCCTTCAATGGTGGCAAGGGCTTGTTTTACTTTTACAAATAGTTCTTTTCTCGGTGTCATCTGTGCGAGCCGCACGGGCTTATTTTAGGTGAATAATTAGGTTATATGCTACGTCTTTTGTGTTTAGCAATAAATGGTCGCCCGCTTTGTAAAGGGTTTTCGGAATAACCAAAATATTGTTGGGCAAGGGTAATGGCGCGTTCTAAGGTATCGGGGGCGTCGTCGTGTGAGGTAGTCCCTTTTTCAAAGGAAAGCACCTGCTTAATAAAAGCGTTGTAGTCACGTTCTGAACGCTTGGGAAGAGTCTCGTCCCAGTACAATATTTTGCGAAAGAGCGCATTGGTAATACCCGCCGAAATACGGTTGTGCTTGTCGCCCTCTTGGTGCAAACCCATAGGGATATTAGGGCAAGCATTGTCCTCGGCACTCTGCATAATAATAGGGGTATAGACGGCTTTCTGCGCCATAGTAGCATCAAAGAATCCCATAGTATTAAAGCCTTTTTTAAGGTATTTTTTCACCCACTGGGCACGTACTTCCATAGCTGCATTAAGTTCACACCTTTGACAGAAGACTTCTAACACGTACAGCTTAATACCTTTGATACCAATGAGTACCCCCGCTTTATAGTCACCTGTAGCGGTGTAGGATAAGTCCCAATGGTCGAGCAATCCGTCCCACGCCTCATTGTCTGCTATGCGTACCAAGGCAATATCTTTCGCCTTAAAGAGTTTTCCCTCCTCAATAGGGTTGTTGAAATCCTCCCGCTGTGAGGTATAGTAGTCATCATTCATTAGGATACGAATAATATCCTCCTTAGTATCTCGTTCTTTCCACGAGGGTTCCCATTCCACATCCATATAGTTTTCGCGGGTGATGTTGGAAGTAGCCAAATTGGTAACCGAGTCGTGCAGGTGTGGGCTATCCTTCCACTTGTCATAGAGGTAATCCAATATGCCGTCCTTGACGATATAGTTGTTATTGATGATGAGCCTGCCCCGTTTTCGGTGAAAGGCTTTCACCAAGTCGCCCGTTATCTTCTTACCGTACTTCTCTATCATATCCGGGCGTTTGGCACGGTCTAAGTCCTCTATATCATCCAAAATAGCCAAGTCGGGGCGATACATACCAAAACGCAACCCTCTGAAAGGTTGGTTAAGCCCCAATGCCTTGAAGTGCTTGCCGTCTGTAGTTTGGAAGTCGCCATCCGACCAATCCCCATAAGAAAGTTGCAAGCCAAAGTCTTTGATAAACTTCTGATTGTTCTCCAAGTGTGCTTGCAAGTCGGATAGTAGTATTTTAGCCAAGCCCTCGTTAGCCCCTATAAGGATAGGAAAGAAGGTAAGGTTGTTCTGTTTGAGATGGCATATATTGCCCACATTGGACTGTATGGACTTACCTGCACCCCTAAATTTCTTTCTGAATTGGCGTATAAACGGGTCCTTGTACAAACGAATATAGTCGTCAATATGAAACTTAGGTGTCTTGGCGTCACCCAGGGGTAACCCACTGTCAAGCCCGAAATAGTAATCAAAAAACTCACCATAGTTTTCGGGTTTTAAAAGTCGCTTGATACGTGCTTCTTGCTCATCCGCTGTTTCCTTCTGTATAGCCTCATAGGTAAGCTCTCGTATCATTTTCGACTTGGCAAAATAGCGCTCTTTGGCTTCTTTGAGTTCTGTTTTAGTCATCTCCTTTCTGTAATAATTCGGTTATATACATATCAAAGTAGGGGCGTATCTCTTTAATGGTATTCATATAAGTTTCACGCTTTTTACCGCTACTTTGCCCTGCTTTCTCTAAGATAAAGTTAGAGAAGCCGTCGAGGCTCTCCATAGTATATACTGCTATTTTATTATGGTCAGTAATACGGTCAAAAGCGGCTACAATCTTAGTAATGTCGTCCGCCTTATAAGGTAAGGGTTCGCCTCGCTCAATAGCCTGCGCACACTTGAGGGTGAGTTTGCGAATATTGGAAGGTTTGAGTGTTTGTAGCTCTTTCTCATCGTCCCACTTGCCCTCCTCTCTCCACTTGCCAAGTGTCTTAATGCCAATGCCTATCATTTCCGAGATGTTGGCAATGCTAAAGCCTTTGGCAAATAGTTCTTTTGCCTGTGATTTTTTGTAATCTGCCTCAACGGCGGTTAGTCGTGCCATATCTATTGTAATAATTCATTTATCTTGTTATTAATCTCATCAAACTTTGCCACATTGTTAGGGGCGAAGTTTCCAGGCCCTGCAGGGGTTTGTATGATAGCTGTTTTAAGTTCACTTAAAAGGTCATTTAAAAGACTTTTAAAATCTACTTCACCTCGTTGTAGGTGTACTCCTGCTTTGTCTATGGTAAGCTGAGTGTCTTCTATTCGCAAGCTCACGCTCTCAATCTCGCTATAAGCCACTACATAATAGCGGTTTTCGTCCTCCCCAATGGAAGCAATCAGTACACTACTTCCTACCTTTGGAAAAAGGTAAAACCGCTCAGCATTATCGTTAATCACGGAAGCTAAGCGCACGGTATATTGTAGTTCATCGTCTTTCACCACGCACGTGCCTTGCGATTTGTCTACTGATACTACTTCTACGGCTATAGTAGGGGTTTTGCGTTTTCCTATCTGCCGAAGCCCCTCGGCTAATTCTCTATCTATACTCATAATCTTGCTCCTATGGTTACTTGTCGGCGTGCCCCATTGCGCCCAAAGGTAGTTTCTACTTTTTTAATGAAATAGCGCTCGTCTATATCTTTCAGTTCTTTGTCTATGAGTTGTGCCTGCATACCTCGCGTGGCGTAGGGTACTAAAAAACTCGTTATAGAGCCGTCAAAGCCGTCATACTTTAGCTTTTCCATTTCTGCTCTTGCCATAGCCCGTAGTTTTGCTTCATCACTCACGACAGAAGTGTGAAATGTTCTCAGCTCACCATCAGGATCACCCTCTTCTACAGTTTTCTTTTTATTGTTTTTGTCAATGTAGGTATATTGTACTTTTAGCCTACGTTCGTCCTTGGTACGATATTCCAAATCGTTCGCCACAATGTTATAATTGAGGTCATAGCGTGCGGTTTGCCCTATATTAGTAAGCTCCGAAAGCCCTGCATATAGCTTGCCCTCATCATTAATAAAGATACTTAGCCTAAATTCCTCTTTGAGCTTATCCAACACCTGTGTACCATTGGCATTGCGAATAAGCCATTGGTCTAACTGCATTTGAGGTATATTATCAGCCAGGGCAATAGGAGTGTCTTTTACTACCTCCTGCAATACTTCTTTAAGAGTTGTTTTTTGCCACGATTTGTTGATGTTTTTTCGTCTAAGCAAATACATAGCGTCTTCACACTCTATGCTTACGGGAATGCTTGGCTTGACCTTCTTTACATATCCTTCAAACTCTACTCCGCTATATACCCCCTCATAAGCAAGGGTAATGCTAACCTTATCGCCTGCCTTGATTGCCTTTTCCGTATAGAGGGGCTCACCCCCTTTGTCCACTTTAAAATGGGTAGGCAGTTCAATCGTACAAGTATCGGCTAACTCGTCTACCGATTTGGTGATCTTCACGCTATGTACGGCCTTGAAAGTGTAATCTCCTATTTTGATAATCGCTTGTAATACAAACATTAGTATAAGTTGTTAAGTTGGGTTCGTTTTTCGTCTAACTCAGCATAGAAGTCCATATCTGACACCGCTTTGATGGTGTATTTCTGTATGCCCTCCTTACCCTCCATAGCCTCGAAACTAATATCTTTTAGTACGATGTTACGAATATCAAAGAGGGTAAAGAGTTTATTACCTATAACTTCCAAACTTTCGTTCTTTTCAAACAAACGATTAAGGCTTTGTACTTGTGCAGTAGGGTACAAGTCGGGGTTATTAGTGTCTATGCAAAGCCCCTTAATGGTGATCTGCCAATCTTCGGTAGCAATATACTCTTTTACCTTACCTCTGCGGTGTTTGCCTACTGTTGCTGTCTCTACTATGGTTTTAGTAAGGGAGAAACTCACCAAAGGTTCGTTAGGGAAAAGCGTTTGCACGCCTGCTTTATCGGCTACATTAAGTGTCATAAAATACTGACTACCGTTGCTACGCGCCTCACTAATGTTGGAGAGGCTCGGCAGTACATATTTTGTTTTGTTATTAGCCCACCACGAGGGAAAGGCAGGGCCTACATAATCCAAAAATGCTCGTGCAGTAAGTTCTTTGAGGTCAAATTCCATTATACTTCTTTGTTTTTTCGTTGCAAAGTTCGTGGTATTGGGGGAAGTAGCGAAATTCTTATACAATGGTTGTACAAAATCAGTACAATGATTGTACAGAATTAGTACAAGGCTTGTACGTCGATTTTCCCCTACGTAAAACCTGCAATACCTTTGCACCCGAATTGAGAAATTAACCCCAAAAAGGAAGCCAATGAAGCACCAATTTATCATCAATACCGAGAACATAAACAGCTATGGATACCGTATCCTTACAGAAGGTATTGACTACCAACAATACATGCGCAACCCCGTTGTACTCTTCATGCACGAACGAGACGGATATGGCAACAAGGGTAGCGAAGTTATCGGACGATGTACAAGGCTTTATAAAGAAGGAACTACCCTTATAGCTGAAGTAGAGTTTGACGAGCAAGACGAGTTTGCTAAGAAGATAGCAGGCAAAGTGGAACGTGGCTATATACGTATGGCTTCAATGTTTGCCGAAATAAAAGAAGTATCTGCTGATCCACAACACCTTTTGGAAGGGCAAGTATATGAAACCGTAACCGCTTGTAAGCTTGTGGAGATCTCCATTGTTGATATAGGGGGCAACGACAATGCTCTCAAATTATCCAAAGACGGCAAGCCCTTTCAGCTTAAAAAAATAGTAACACATAATACAAATAATATGGATATTAAAGTGATAGCCCTTGCCTTGGGTATGGGCGACAATGTAAAAGAAGAGGCAGTACTTAGTGCCTTACATAACCTCAAGACAGCTAAAGAAAAAGCAGATGCCGAAATAGTAGCTTTGAAAAAGACTATTAGCGAAACTCGTACTGCCGAAGCTACAACCTTGGTAGACAAAGCTGTGCAATTAGGACTTATCCCAGAAGTCCTCAAAGAAAGTCAGCTAAGGCAGTTTGAAGCAGATTTTGAAGGACAAAAAGCGGTACTCTCTAAGCTCGTAGCCGACAAAGAAGCTGAGAATACGCAGCAAGGAAAGGCTAACACAGTGCGTGAGGTAGTGTTGGGAGCAGGTGCAAAACCAATAGGTACTGTTGATGAGAGTTTTGACTACTTGCAAAAGCACAATCCTGCAAAGCTCCGCCAGCTTAGGGACGAACAGCCCGAAGAGTATGCCCGCTTAGCCAAAGAGTATGCTAAGGGTGTACGCTACACCAAATAGTAATTTAATAACCCTTTAAAAACAAATTAAAAAGTATGAGATTATCATTAAAAGCATTATTCATTAATGCATTATTGGCACTTATTGCCTCCTTTTTTGTTGCCCCCATGTTGGGAGCCTCAGTCCCTGTGGTAGCCACTACCATTGTGGCAGTTTCCACCATAGCTCAATACATAGCTCCGTCCCTTTTTAGTGGAGTTGCTATGGCGGGTTTGCAGACGGAAGTATGGATAGCAGGTATTAAAGAAAACCCTATCCCTAATAATTCGTTTGTCTATCAGAGTGTAGACTTGTCGCAATATGTAGAGCATAATAAACTACACTTGGCAGAGGCAGGTGTGGAACCAACGGTACACGAAGACTATTTTGCTACAGCTAATAACCCTCTACCCGTTGCAAATATAGAAGATATAGCTAATGAGGTAGTACTACACACTTACTCTACTGAGCAAACTCGCCACAATGAGTTACAAGAAATAGAACTTTCTTATGACAAACGCTCCAGTGTGATACAACGCCACCGTGCTTCTCTTGCTAAGAATTTAGGCAAGCGTGCCGCTTGGGCATGGGCACCACAAAAGGACAATGAATGGAATAAGGTGCTTGCTCTTACCGGTAGTGACTCAATAATAGATGCCATTATTGACCTTAAGCAGTTTATGGAGGAAAAAGACATCGTTGAGGGTGTAAACATCTGCCTCACTCCTGAGCACTTTGCTCGTATCCGTAAGGAGGACAAGCGTCTGTACAAGGATATTATGAACGAAAAACAAATGTATGGAATAAATGTATTCCAATACAGTCAAAACCCACTTTATGATGGCACTACTAAGGAGAAAAAACCTTTTGGATCTGTCAAGGCAAGTAGCGATAAACGCGCTTCATTTATGTGGGTAACAAGTGAAGTGTTCCGTTGCTTTGGTGATGTGAAGATGTACCCTACATTAAGAGACTCTGGATTACAGGGTGATACTATTTCCTTTGCACAACGTGCCCTAGTAGGAGTTATCCGTGCTAAAACACCTAAATATTTAGGAGCTATATTGTAGGAATATAGTAGGGTGAGAGGACGAGTTCAATGGTATCCATACCTCACCCTACTCCTATATTAACTTTAAAACAGAATACAATGACAACAGTAGAAAAAGCAAAACAATATTTTGAAAATAACAAAGAGACAAAAGAGCTTTTTGCCACCTCCGATGGTTTCCTCTTTTTACTAAAAAAAGATGCACAAAACCACGCACAAACCTTAGAGGACAGCGTTGTGGAGTACTATAATTCTTCCGACTTATTGGACGAATTAGATGATTCAGAAGGAGCCAATCAAGGAGACCCAACAGATATTTTGCAATTAAGCAAAAAGAAGTTGGAAAAAGCTATCACGACTATAGAGGATATAGGGCTATTGGAAGCACTTATCTTACAAGAAGAAAACGAACAAAACCGCTCAGAGGTATTATCCCTCCTTGCGGATAGAATAGAAACCCTTAAAAACAAAGCATAATGGCATTACCTAAAGTATTATTTAATATCGCCAAAGATGGCTTAGGCAGAACTACGGCTATACAAAAAACTACTGGGCTCATCACAACGGGAGTTACGGTGAGTAGCAAAGTAGAGTTGGGCAAGTCGTACCAAGTATTCTCACTAAAAGAAGCCATAGCTTTGGGAATTTCAGAAACTGAAAACGCCTTTGCCTACAAGCATATCAAAGCGTTTTATGACCAAGCCCCTACGGGTACTCCTTTATGGGTAATGCTCGTATCGGATGCTACTACTATGACGGCAATGCTTGACAAAGATGGTGTCTTTGCTCCAACTCTCATAGCTGATGCCAAAGGAGCTATCCGCGTGCTTGGGGTAGTGAAAAAAGCAACTGGTAACGAGACTATCACCGCAGGCTTAGACGCCGATGTGCAGACAGCCGTAGTGAAAGGACAAGTCCTTGCCGAGCACTTTGAAAAGAAGTATATGCCTTTTAGGATAGTCGTATCGGGCAATAGTTGGAACGGCAAAGTAGCCGACCTTACTAATTTCTCCGAAAACGAACTCAACAAAGTGGCTTGTTTTATTGGGAATGACGATAAGGAAAAAGATGCTTCTATAGGGCTTTTCTTAGGCAAAATAACCAAAATACCCGTACAGCGCAAAATTCACCGCGTGAAAGATGGCAATGTATTGCCCTTAGTAGCTTATTTCACTGACGGCACGACTATTGACAGCAAAGCCGACCAATGGGACGCGCTTGACGACAAAGGGTATATATTCTTTCGCACCTTTGTAGGGCGTTCAGGATACTACTTTTCGGGCGATAATACCCTTACCAAGCCTACTGATGACTTTAAGAGCCTTAGCAATGGGCTTGTAATGGACAAAGCTATGCTCCTAAGCTATGGGGTGCTGGTAGAGGAACTCAGCGACGAGGTGTTACTATCTAAGGATGGCAGTATTCACCCCGCTATTATCAAGAGTTGGCAAACCAAACTTGAAAGTACTCTACAAAGCCAAATGGTATCGCAGGGCGAGCTTTCGGCAGTAAAGATTGATATAGACCCTACACAGCGTGTGTTACAAACGGGTAAAGTGGTGATAGGTATCAAACTATTACCCGTAGGCTATGCAGACTTTATAGAGGTAAATATCGGTTTTACTACAACAATTACTCCGTAAAGTAATTAATCATTGATAATTAATCATTAATCATTAGAAAATGGCAACATTTGATAGCAAACAATATGCGTGGTGTGATATCTCTATCGCCTTTGGTGGGCGTATTCTTATAGGTGTTACAGAGGTAGAATATACAGAAAAACGCGAGAAAGACTTGCTTTATGGTCGAGGTTGTAAACCACATGGAATTGTGTCAGGCAACCGCAGTTATGAGGGAAAAATAAGCCTTTGGCAGAGCGAGCTTGAGGCAATGACCCGTGATGCCCCCAGTAATGATATATTAGGGCTTAGCTTCGACCTTGTTGTTTCTTACGTTCCTTTAGATGGTGGGCAGATAGTAACTGACATTCTAAGGCATGTGGAGTTTACCGAGGTGAAAAAAGGAATGAAGCAGGGCGATAAAAATATGATTGTAGAGTTACCTATTATCTTCATTGATGTAGATCGTCAATCATAACGGGTAACACTCACAAACAATTAAACAATTTTTAAAAACTATTTAAATGGTAACTAAAGAACAAATCCAAGAATGGAAAAATCAGTACAAAGACATCTTTGTAATTAGTGTAGCAGACAAAAAGGTATACTTGCGTACCCCCGACCGTAAAACCCTTAGCTATGCCTCGACCTTGGCTACCAAGGATCCGCTAAGGTTTAATGAGGTTATACTTGAGAACTGTTGGTTGGGTGGCGATGAAGAGATAAAAACAAACGATGAGTTGTTCCTCGCCGTAAGTAGCAAACTACCCGACCTTATACAGATCAAAGAGGCTACCTTGGAAAAGCTCTAAGTGATGCGGAAATAGACGAGGGACGGGATTGGCTTCGTATCACTAACGCCTCCTTGCGTTACTATATGCACATTGCCAATCCCGACGACCTCTCCGATACCCAGTGGGCTATGAGAGTAAAAGAGCTTGAATGGCTTAGGCAAAAGGAGAAGGAACAATACAAGTAGTATAGGTAGTTTGTTGTTCCTCTTCACGCTGTTTTTGGATACCCTTTGAAATCATAAGAGAAAGTATCCCTATCAAAAAGAAGGTGGTGGCACTGGCAATAGCTGTAGTGGTGTATCTTCTTTTAGTAGTGGGCTCCTTCTCAGTAAAAGCCCTATAGGTAGCATAAAAGGGTACACATAGGAGGGCTACTCCATAGAAAAAACCTGCACTAACCAGTAGCAATAAGCCTATAGAGGCAAGGATGTTAAAGAAAAATAATAAGACTCTCATCGTGGCAAATATTTTAGAATATACATTAACACTTAAAGATTTAGTCAGTGCAAAGTTACAAAAAATTGGCGTAACTAACGATGCTATGTTGGATAAATTTGGTGAACTACAATTGACACAAGCAAAAGTTACCAAAGCCTTTGCACAAATGGGGACTTCTGTACAAACTTTACAGCAAAAAATAGCCTTACTCAAAGCCGAAAGAGACTTATTGCCCATAGAAAACTTGTCCGCTATTCGCAAGTACAACAGCGAAATCAAAAAGTTGGAGCGTAGTATTACCAAGCTACAAACCCTCAATGGTAGTAAAATAAAGACGTGGTTTTCCGAAGCCCTAAACAGCCTACCAGGAATAGCTACTAATCCTCTTATATTGGCAGGGGCTATGATAGGAGGAAGTATCAAGAAGGGTATGGAAGCTGACTTGCAACAAGCCAATATTACTACTTTGCTTCGTGGCGATGTAGAAAAAGCTAAAGCCTTATATGCTCAGCTATCTGATTATGGAGTAAAAACACCCTACGATAAGGCAGGGCTTATTGAAGCACAGAAGACGATGATGTCCTTCGGGCTTTCCTCTGAGTTTGCTTTTGGCAAGCTCAAGAACATAGGTGATATTGCTATGGGTGATGCGCAGAAAATGCAAAGTCTATCACTTGCTTTTGCACAAGCCACCTCGGCAGGCAAGCTACAAGGGCAGGACTTAATGCAGATGATTAACGCAGGCTTCAACCCCTTGCAAGTGATAAGTGAGCGTACGGGCGAGAGTATGGCCAAGCTCAAGGAGCGAATGAGTAAAGGAGGTATTTCGGCGCAAGAGTTGGCACAAGCCTTTGAATGGGCAACCGATAAACAAGGGCTATTCTACCAAGGTGCCGAAAAGGCGGGACAAACCCTTAGCGGTAAGTTCAACAAGATGATGGATTCTATCACCGAGCTTGCCCTAAAAGTATATGAAGCCATTAGCCCTATGCTTGGCCCCTTGGTAGACTTTATGTCCGCCGTCTTTGAGAGTATAGGGGGAGGTATAGGCTGGCTCATTCAGAAGTTTCAAGATGGGAATCCTATTATATGGGGTATCGCAGGAGCTATAGGTATATTCACCACTGCATTGATACTACACAATACCTATACAGCTATTGCTACCGCTTGGCAAAATAGACTTACCTGGGCAGTGATTAAGACAAACCTCGCCTTTTTAGCTAATCCTATCACGTGGGTAATAGCGGGTATTATTACTCTTATAGCTATGATTGCCTATTGCATTGTAGGGGTAAGTGGTTGGGGTAAGGCGTGGGAATATACCGTGCAAGGTATGAAATACAGTTGGGAGGCTTTTATCCTTACTTATCAGGCTCATTGGAACACAGCAGTCAATGCTTTTATGGCGGGGGTAGATGCTTGTAAGCTCGCTTGGTATAAGTTCAAAGAAGCGGTTGGTTTAGGTGATAGTACCGAGAATCAAGCAATGATTGCCAAGATACAAAATGACTTGCAGGAGCGTGCCAAATCGGTAACAGAGGGCTATAAGAAGGCAAACGAAGCGGGGGCTAAAGCCAAAGAAGCCTTTGGTAAGGCCTGGGACTCTTTAGAGTTCAAGAGCTTTAAGGAGGTAAAAGATGGGCTAATGGGTAAGCTGGGTATGAAAACTGAAAGTACTCCCACACCAGGTATGAGCCCTATTACGGGAGAAGCTACTGCTGCCACAGGAGAAGGGGCTAAAACCAAAGATAATATAGTATCAGGGGGCACCCGACAAACGCATATCAATATACAGATAGGCAATGTAGGCACTGATACTAAAGTATATGTTTCCTCTGTACGTGAAGGAGTAGAGAACTTTGGGGCAATGGTGAAAGAGGAACTCCTCAGAGCAATTAATAGTATAAACCAGTTGCAGACAAGCTAATGAAAGATATACTGATAGACAACAACAATGACCTACGCCTATTGGCAGGTGATTTTGAGGTGGGGTACTCTGATAACCAACAACAAAAGGCTATACTCACTACTGAAAAGGGAGAATGGAAAGAACATCCAGAAGTAGGGGTAGGCATCGCACAAATGCTCGCAGATGACCTCTATACCGAAGTACTCATCGAAATAAAGAAACAGTTGGAGTATGATGGTATGCAGATTAATGATGTAGCCCTACAAGAGGGTGGCAAATTACTAATTGATGGACAATATAATTAATCTATGGCACTAAACAAACAAGCCTTAAAACAAGGCATTATTGACCTTCAGCAGGATATGCTTACCAAAACCAATGACAGTATAGAAGAGTATGCCGAACGATTGGCAAGCCTTATTGATACATTCGTCAAAAGTGGAGAGGTAACAATAGCCCCTGGTATCAGTGTAACCACAGCAGGTACAGCCGCCTCCCAAACGGGTGCCACTACAAGTGAAGGAAAAGGAACAATTAATTAAAAAATAAACAAACAACGATGATAACACTCAATTACATTCTACAAGGATTTGGATTTAGGGATAGCAAAGACTTCCTACACTCTTCCTTTGGTCACACCTTTTCAGCTCTTTTTATCAAGATGGACGTAATACTCTCCTTTTTGTTTGCCACTGTGCATTTTCTCTTTGGTTTCAACCACTTATTTCTTACCGCTTACGTGGTATTGCTCGTATTTGAATGGATCACAGGAGTGCAAGCCTCCCGCAAGCGAGGTGAAAAACACGAGAGCCGCAAGTTTGGGCGTATGTTATTGAAGATAGCCACCTATCTTGTACCTATCTATATACTGCATACTTTCTCGGCTAATGTAGAGTTTCCAAGTCTTGGAGGTTTTGAGTTTGACCCTTTCCACTGGCTTTACTGGATAGTACTTATAGGGATTATATGGCAACTCGTGGTGAGTCTCTTGGAGAACTTAGACTGTTTAGGCTTTCGCTTTGCTAAAGTACTGCTCAAGAT